TATACTATCAAGCCTAGTGATATTATCAAGTTTGACTCAACGAATTATATTCCAGTTCCTTCTGATTGGGAAACCAATTCAGAATACACTTCTATTCGCAATAATGCAACAAATGGTGGCCAATTAAAAATCATCACCATCACAAATAGGGGCGTTTCAATAGGTTCCCCCAATACAACCTACACTAAAGTTCCAATTAAAGGTGATGGAAGCGGCGCTGAAGCAACAATTGTTGTAAATAATGATACAAAAGTTGATTCTATTACCATAACAAAAGGCGGTTCTGGTTATACATATGGAACTGTTGATCTAGTTGCAGGAAGTGTTCCTACTGGTTCCACTACACCTGTTTTCAATGTAATAATTCCACCAAAAGGTGGACACGGTTATGACATTTACAGAGAACTCGGTGCGACAAAGGCTATTCTTTATTCTAGATTTGAGAATGATACCTTAAATCCAGATTTTATCGTCGGCAACCAAACGGCAAGAGTTGGCATTGTAAAGAATCCTCAAACTTATGGTTCTACGACTAAATTGAGCGTAGATAGAGCCAGCTCTCTTTATGCCATTAAAGTGTCTGGGTCTAATCTAACCGCATCGTCTTTTCCTGCAGATTCCAGATTTACACAAACAATAGGAACTGGTGTTACAGCCGTTGGTAGAGTAGCATCATTTGATTACACTAATAATGTACTAAAGTATTGGCAGGACCGCTCACTTGTTGGGTTTAATACTAATGGAACTCAAAATAGTTCCCCAACTTATGGATTTAATCTAAACCGTTTTACATCATCTCCTTTAACTGGTGGCTCACTAAATCTAATTTGTGGTAGTAATACTATCCCAATTGACTCCACTTTTAACGGAGATTATAACCCGATAAATAATAGTTATCTAGGACAATATTTTATAAATGGATTATCAAATCCAGAAGTAAAGAAGTATTCCGGGGACATTATTCATATTGATAATAGACCTTCTTACACTAGGTCCACCAATCAAAAAGAAGACATCAAGGTAATTTTGCAGTTCTAACCTCCAATGCCGCAGGAAACAAATCTCAATATCACTCCTTATAACGACGATTTTAATGCCGTTGATAATTACTATCGGGTATTATTTAAACCATCTAATCCAGTTCAAGGAAGAGAATTAAATAACCTGCAATCAATTCTGCAAAATCAGGTTGAACAATTTGGTAATCATATTTTCAAAGAAGGTTCAGTAGTAATTCCTGGCAATATTGATTATGATGACAACCTTCACGTAGTAGAGCTTCAGAACTCATATAATGGAATTAGTGTATCTACCTATATTCCATTAATAGTAGGTAAAACAATTAGGGGTAAAAGCAGTGGCATTAGAGCAACTGTAATTCTGACTCAAACGCAGAACGATTCGGAAAGAGGTAACGCATCTCTGTATATTAAATACATCAGTTCGGACACTTTAACCGGAACAAAAGAACTTTTTTCCGATGGAGAAGAACTTACTCTTGAGGTTTCTTCAAATGAAACTCTCTCTACTGGAGAAATTGTTGTTTTTACTGCAGGAGAGACTATTGTTGCAACTGTCGCAAGCAATTGCAATTCAATTGCATCTTCTGTAACCATTTCTGATGGCGTTTATTTTATTAGAGGAACCTTTGTAAATGTTTACAAGCAAACTTTACTCCTAGAGCAATACTCAAATGCTTCATCGTATAAAGTAGGCTTTTTCGTTTCTGAAACTATTATTACTTCCGACGATAAGATTGAACTTGTTGATAATGCCAGCGGCTTCCCCAATTATGCTGCACCCGGAGCCGATAGATTTTCTATTCAGTTATTCTTAACCAAATATTCTACAGAGGAAGAGAAGCCCAGCAATTTTGTTCAACTTTTAGAGATTAGGAAAGGTGTTTTAATATCAAATCAAGATGTAGTAAACTATAATGTTTTAGAGCAAGAATTTGCAAGAAGAACATTTGATGAATCTGGAAACTATTACGTTAATTCCCCGGTTGTATCAATTAGTGATTCTCTAAATGATCTTCTTGGTAATAATGGGGTTTATGGTACATCAGAGGTAACTTATGATGGAAATACCCCTAGTGAAAGTTTAGGGATTTATCAAGTTTCACCACTCAAGGCTTACGTTCAGGGTTACGAGACAAAAACTGTAAGCCCCAGATTTATTGATTTTAAAAAACCAAGAACAACTAAACTTCTTGAAAATCAAGAACTTGTTTATTATACCGGCTCAACCCTTACCCTAAATCGCGTTTACGGAACTCCCACGATTGGAATTCGCACAAACTATACTTTGAGCCTTAGAGATTCGAGAGTTGGCGGCTCCCAACTGGCTGCTCCAGGAAAAGAGATTGGATTGGCCAGAGTTTATGACTTTGCTTTAGAATCTGGTTCATATACTACAGCTAATCCCAATTCAAATGAATGGGATATTTCACTTTTTGATGTGCAATCCTACACCGAATTGACATTGAATCAAAGTTTAGATAACGACGTTCAGTATAATGTACCATGTCAAATTGCCGGAAAATCTAGTGGAGCAACTGGCTTTCTACGTTATGATTCAAGAAATAGTGGAATTGTTACAGCATATGATATTCGTGGGACATTTGCAACTGGAGAAAAACTGATTTTTAATGGCATTGAAAACACAAGAGTATCAACTGCTGTCACGGCATACTCTCTAAATGATGTAAAGGCAGTATATGGAGTAGTTGGTACTGCCTATACTTTTACTGCAGACGTTAAGCAGTATCCAACAACTCCAATTAATCAAGTAAATATCACTGCATTTGACCCATTAACCGGCCTGTCAACCGTAACTAGAACCGCGAATACCTTTGTTGGTAGCGTTAATGTTGGAAATCTTGTCGCTTTCACTATTCCTGGAATTTCTACAACCAATTATGCTAGAGTTACATCCATTGGCTCTAAAACATTAACAATTACTGGTGTAACAACCGTTACAGGTCTTTGTGAAGGTGGGCTGCCTTCATCTGCGATTAATCCATCAGATTTTACTTTACTTTCTTCGCAACTAACAAAATCGCAAGATAATACACTTTATACCAAATTACCAAAAGAAAAAGTAAACAACGTTAATCTATTGGGCTCCAATATTATTATAAGAAAGCAGTTTGATGTTAATATTTCATCAAATGCAGTTGGTCCCATTCTTTCGGATACCAATGAAACATTCTTACCATTTGACGAAGAAAGATATGTTCTCATTCGTGAAGATGGAACAACCGAAACATTAACATCTGATAAGTTTACATATGGAAGTGGTTCGTCATCCGTTACAATAAGCGGCCTTGGCAGCAATTCTAAAGCAAAACTTATTGCAACTCTAAGAAAAATCAATGTAAAAGAAAAAGTTAAGTATAAAAATAGAATCAAAACAATTATAATTGATAAGTCAAAATACAGTGCTTCTGGTATTGGAAATACCACATTAAACGACGGCTTAATTTATGGAAACTATCCATACGGCTCCAGAGTTCAAGATATGGATATTTGTCTTCTTGAACCAGATGTCACAAAAGTCTATGGAGTATTTGAATCCTCTACTATAAATGCACCATCTCTACCAAAAGCAACTCTTTCATCTATTAGTGGTCCAACAAACAAAACTGGTGACTTACTAATCGGCGAAAAACTAATTGGTTCGGCTTCTAAGGCTGTTGCAATTTATGTTCAGAGTGTAAATGATCTTAGCATTAATTTTGTATATCTTAACTCTTCTACGTTTAATGTAAATGAAACCCTTACTTTCCAAGATACGGGTGTTACCGCAAATGTAGTTTCCCTAGATTTCGGCGATTCAAATATAACTTCAAACTTTACCTTTGAACCGGGCCAAAAGGCAACAATTTACGATTATTCAAAATTAGTCAGAAAATCAAATGCAAAAGAACCATCAAGAGAACTAACTGTTGTATTTGAATCTGCAGATTATCTGACATCTGATGTTGGAGACATTGTAACCGTTAATTCATACTCAAACTTTGATTATTGTGATTTACCAACAGTTGATGGTATTTCCGTTTCGGATATTATTGATGTTCGCCCTAGAGTATCTCGCTATACGGTAAGTGTTAATTCTAGGTCTCCATTTGAATTCTTAGGTAGAGATTTTTCCAATAATTCAGCAAATGTTAAGAATATTTTGGCATCAGATGAATCTATTAATCTGGATTACTCATTCTATCTACCAAGAATTGATAAAATTTTCTTAACCAAAACCGGTGAACTTCAACTTGCTTCTGGAGCGCCAGCAGAGTTACCGCAACCCCCCAATCAAATTGAAGGTTCTTTGGAAATTGCTACGATTTCTCTCCCCGCGTATCTCTGTATCCCTGAAGATGCTGATATTCATTTAGAATCTCATAAGAGATATAGAATGGAAGATATTAAAAATCTTGAAGACAGAATCTCAAATCTTGAATATTATACTTCATTAACTCTATTAGAGAATCATACTTCCGATCTTTTCATTCCCGATAGTTCCGGGTTAAATCGCTTTAAATCTGGTTTCTTTGTTGACAATTTCTCTAATACTATATCTCAACTAAAAACTACTGGGGTTAAAAACAGTATTGATTTAGATACCAATGAACTTCGCCCCTGCCCTTACACCACTGCAATTGATCTTGTTATCGCATCAAACTCTATTGTTGGTATTGGAACAGTTGCAGATAGTCGTATTGACCTGAGATATGCTGCCGATTTGATCGGGTCCAATGTTAAAAAAACTGGTCAACTCTTAACTTTAGATTATGATGAGGTTGTTGAGTTCAGCCAGCCGTATTCAACTCGGGTTGATAATGTTGCATCTTATAGAAATAATACATTCAGCGGTACTATTGTAATCTATCCATCCTCAGACGTATGGGCAGATCAGGTAACAGTATCAACTA